TAGGTTGAGGAGTCTCTAATTCTGGAGCTGGGGTAACAGTAGGTGCAGCTACATCTTCTACAAAAACTAAATCTTCAGGTACATAATCCATAGGAAAGAAATATGGCACAGTACCATCACATAAAGTTCTATTCCCTCTATCATCTTCAGTAACAAGTTTTATTGATTTTTCGTTAGCAGGATTAAATACAACGCAACCAGGAACTTGTATTATTGGACTACCAATAGTTAAAGTAACAGGAGGACTGAAAGGTATAGATTGTATAGGCGTATGAATATAACTATTTATTGGAATTATTTCTAATTTATTTATATTTATTTGATTTATTTCAGACAATTTTAAAATGGAATCTTAGGTAACTCAGGAATTACACCGCCAGTTGTTTCAGGTATTGGTAATGAATCTCCTAAAGCATCTCCTAAGCTACCTGTAACCGCTTCTAACGCTGCCTCTTTTATGTTGTTGATGATTGCATCTTTATTTAAATAAATACCTAATCCAGCTCCTACAACGGTTAAAGAAACTACACCCGAAGCAACAGCTATTGCGTTAAAAATTTTCTGCATTTTTTTTAAAAAAAATCTCTTATTTTTATTTTACTCTAAATTTAAAAACTATCCAGTATTTCTAGGCTATGAATATGGACTATCTCCTAATATATCAGTTTTCCATTGTGCTTTTAAAGCGTCTGCATCTGAAGCAGCAGCAATACCAGAATCTGCAGGAGCATCTCTTAATGCTTGCTTCTTAGCAACAATAGCTGATGTATCTGCTGAAGTCTCTTGTGCTTTTTGAAATTCAATATCAAGTTCTTCTAATTTTGGTGTTCTTGCTAGCCTGATATTATTTTTATGAATTTCTCTGGCTTTTGCCATGTCAATTCCAAATCCCATAATTTACTCCGAATAAGTCCAAGCGTTTCTGAAACTCCTATCTGAGGGAATTGCAGATTTATCTACAGTATAAACTGTTCTGTCTTTAGGACAATCTTTATCTTTTATTTGTTCCAAAGTTAGTCCACAATTATCTGCAGGACATACAACGGTAACACCACCATCATCTCTAGTGTAAACAAATCTGTAATCGGAATTAGCCATAATGTTTTTCTTTTATTATATCAAAGAATTATTGATCTCCATAACAAACAAGAAAGAGATATAGTTCTTCGTCATTATTTGCAGAAAAATCAGAGGAAGTTATAGATACTGAACCTACTACCAAATCTGTTCTTACTGGGTTTGCAACTCTAGGTGTTCTGGCATTACTACCAGTTGCAGCAGCAGCATTTTGGATACAACTACAAACAACACAATAATTGGTATTTGCAAAAGCAGTTGTATAACTTATGGTCGCAATATAGTTTCCTGCATCTGCTAACGAAGAAACATTAAAGCTATCTCGTATTGCATATCCACCTTGTGTTTTTATATTAGCCCAAACTTTTGCTCTACCTTGTTCAATTTCTTCAGGAGTTGAACTAGAACCACCGCTTACATTTTGTATTGTGTTGACTTTAAGTGTTGACATAGTTTTACCTCATACAAATTACAGAAACCATATTGGGGTCAGCTTCATTACCACTTTCATCTCTAAAATCTATCTTTACAGCACTAGCAGTAACACCCCTAACAGTTTCAAATCCTCTTGGACTTGATGAGTCAGCAGTATTTCCACCAGCGATGACAGTAGCATAATGAAAATCAGGCATAGCATTCGTAAAATTAATACTATAAGTACCTGTAGAGTGATCACTAATGGTAGAAACATTAAAATCATCTCTGATTGCTACTGTCCCTGTTCCATTAAAATTTACCCATGCTCTACAGAATGTACCAATTTCAGTACCAGAACTGTTTTGAATAGTAGGTGGTGTTGAACCTGATTGGCCTTTAACTGTATTTACAACTAATGTACTCATGGTTTTGGATTTGCGTCTTTAACGGCTTTGTTGTGAGCAAAAAATGTTCCTGTTGTATCTAGTTTACCAGCAACAATATCATCAAAAATCATTGCCATTTGTTCTCTCCAATCACCATATTTTGTAGAACCAAATTGACGATCTGTTTTGTATTTAACTTTATTAAGTTCTACTCTTGCAGCGTCAACAAGAGACTGGTCTATTTTTACTAAATTGCCTTGTCCATCAAAGCAACCTACACCTTCCTCTATAATTGCAACCCTGTTAGGGTCTTTATTATATGCTAAAAAAATTGCATCTTGATCGTAAGCCATTAGTTTACTTTGGGTAACTCCATTAAAATCATTCTGGATTGACAATGCAAAGCATTATCAAGTCCTCTTCTATTAATTGTAAACTGCCTTCCACTATTAGGTCTGGCAACTACTGAATAAGCAACTTGAGAAGTTGTACTTATTTGATCATCTATTAACAGTGCAGTAGCACTATAACCAGTACTATTTCCCTGACTGGTAAAACATCCAGAAGTAACATTACCAGGTGAACCAGAGCCTCCTGACCCTAGTTCCAAAGTTGTTGAATCTCTAAGAATATCAAAACCAACATCTGCTGCACTATCAGAACTAACAAGACCAAAATTAACGAAAACTAAAATACTGCTGCTTGTAGCAGAAGGGGTAATATTTGTTGTTAACTGAGAGATTGTATCTCCATTACTTAAGTTCCCAGCAATAGTAGTGTGAGTATATTTGACTTGAAGAACTCTTGAAAGTACATTCCCAGCTGTGTCAAGTAATGTGTTTGTTTTTAATGTACTCATAATTTAAACCACCGTATAAGTAGATCCAGAAGGGACTGTGACAGTGACTCCCGAATTAATTGTTATAGGACCTGCACTCATGGCATTGCATGTAGATCCGAATGAAGTTCCAATTGTGTAGTCAACTGTTATTGCTGTTGCATTCTCATATATTGCTTTGTCAGACCCACCTCCAGTTGCTGAGGCAGGTGGATCAACATAGGAAAGCACACCAGCTCCATTTGTAGATAACAACTGGCCTGAACTACCTGTGGCTGTTGGGAATTGAGCAACTTTTGTTCCATTAGCAACAATACCAATCTGTCCAGAACTTACTCTAAAAAATCCAGTGTCGGTGTCCGAGGAGAACGTAATGCTTGGAACTGAAACTGTACCGTCAGGAAATGTACCACCAGCATTTAAATAATCTGCACTTGCAAGTATTACTCCGAAGAAAACTTCACCTGAACTTGGAGCAGAACTAAAAACTATATTTGTTCCTGATAATCTAAATCCCGTTGAACCAGAAGAGTCAGGTTCCTGAATTACACCACCAATGGATATTAATAATTGGGTTTCATATTTTGGAAATGGTGTAGGAGCAACTCCACCAACTAGAAGAGAAAATGATGTAGTGCTCCCATTAAACGAACTTGAAATATCATCAATCGTTTTGTAATCATTATTCGACCTTAAATTATTACCTATATACGGCATGATTACTGAAATCTTTTATATGCTTCTTCTATTTTACAGAGGCTAATTTTTGCAAATTATTATTAATTTTTTAAAAAATTTAACTATTAGGACCTTTTGTTGATGGTTGAGTCGGCCAGACAACATCATCAGGAGTTTTATCTTTATAAGTTTGAGGAATATCTCTTATAACTTGTCTATATGCAGCCCACTGAGCTTGATCAACAGTGGCTCCAGATGTCATTGTCCAATCTGTATCTCTTAATATCTGATCTCTTGTAGCTCTAATACTATCCCAAGTAAGTATATCTTCATCAACAGGTTCAGCTGTATTTCCCTTTCCTATCCACTCTAAATATTCTTGGTAGTCGGCATTGTCTTCATCAAATGGAATACATATAACTACATCTGTTGAAGAATCTGTAAGTTTTACAGAATCTACCTTACCTGTTATAGAATTTTTAATCAATTTATATGTCATGTTTACATCTCCGCATTAAAAGCTAATTTTGCACTAGCATTTTGTGAAACTGCCCACAGACCTTGATTAGTGCCTATGGATAAATTTTGTGCAGTTTGAGCATCTACTATTATTGTCCTTTTACCACTCCACACTATACTATTAAAACCATCAAAATTTTCCACCTGACCAGCTTGATGGTAAGCAGAATAATAATTAGTGCCAGTAGTTTGAACTATACTAGGATTTGCTCGCATTTCTTGAGGTAACTGAAAAGCACCATACATACCAGTAGAACTAAAACCTACAAAGTTCATCACTGGTTTACTTGCTCCTATTAAATGTTGATAAAAATATCTCTGACACTTTCTTAAGTCATCATGAAAACTTAAATGCTCAAAATCCGTAGCAACGCTGCCTACCTCAAGCTGAACTCCCGTCAATTCAAATGTTGCACCATTTGTTTCATACCAATCGTCATTAGCTGTACCATAATCAGGTAATCTATTTGTCGAACTCCAAGCTCCCCATTGATTTAAAGTTATAGTTCCTGTATGGTCTGTCCCAAAAAATAGACCAATTACAAATTCCAAACCCATATTTGCATTCATATCAAATTGTAAATTAGAATTGCCTGGAATTGTCTTTGTAATTTTTGTCCAAGTATCAGCAGTTAAAGTACCAGTTTCAAAAGGATAGTTTTGTGCTGTGCCATCAGGAGCTTTTAAATAAGCATAAAAATTTTGTGCCACACTTGATTTTATCCAAAAAGATAAAGTGACATAGCTAGATGCGGATGTGTAATTCCAACCACTTGTAGCCATATCTTGAGCTTCAATTTTGTGACTTATATAAAGTTGATCCGCAGCCTGTCCACCACTTGTCTGATTTCCGTTAGTAATTTTAAATGATTTTCTAAAACCTGATGTATATGGTGTGGTTCCACTTGCAACATCAGCTTGAGCCGTAGATGGATAAGCGTCTGTGCCTGACTGGTACATTGCAAACCTATCAACAGTTGAAAATCCATTAGCTGCTACCCCTGTTTCTGACGTACCACGTTGAGCTACATTCATTGCACCTCCAACTATTATATTTTTACTTGTACCAATCTTCTTGGTAGTTGCTGTATCTAATCTTTCAAATCCAAGTTGAGATAGAGCCATTTGTTATACCTCCTTAAGTCTGTTCTAGATAACTTACAGTCACATCTAAAGCACTTGCTGTGCCAGCCCTCACTCGTAAAATATCATTAGCTTCCATAATTATTTTTGATCCACTTATAAGCTCTAAAGAACTTCCTGCAGGAACTGGAGCATTTCTAATAAGGTGAACATCATCACCAGCAGTAACAAGAAAAACATCAACTTGAGCACTGGCTCCTGTTGTGTTTGAAACGAGGATACTTAGAAGAACAATTGTTGCACTTCCTCCACACGTTACAATATTCGTATTAGTGCTACTAACGGCATCTGTTACGACGTTTGTTTTTGTGTCACTTTTGAAGGTATTTGCCATATCAGCCGAGAGCGAGAATTAACGCAATTTGATCAGAAAAATCAGTTGTAGTTGCAGATAATGTTCCTGTAATAGTTACATTGCCTGGAATTGTTACTGATCCATTAGAATCTATTGTAAGACGGCTAACTCCTCCAGTTACCAAAGATATACTGTCAGCAGAAGGACTAATTAATCCTGTATTAGGATCTCCTTGAAATTTAACACTGCAATTACTAACAGAACCTAGTACAAAAGCAGAATTAGATCCGTCTTGTCTTAGTAATGGAAATCCTCCATTAGTAATTGCATCATGTATTACAACAGTTTTTAACGAGGTATCTACTGTAACTTCACCATCAGCACCTTTAAACCCTGAGTGCTCTGCTGTTGTTCCTCTTCTAAATTGAACTTGGGTTGCCATAATACTATCCTAAAGCCACTGCTATTGCGGTAGCAAAGCTCTCCGTTGCAAAAGCAGTCGGCATATTAATTGTAACTTTGTTACCTGTTGCAGCTGTTGTGATGTTTGTTCCTCCTTCTATATTTAGAGCTTCAGAATCTAAATCAATCGCAATTGATCCTGAATCTCCTGTAACATCTAAATCTTCAGCTGTAATTTGAGTATCTACATACGCCTTAATTGATTGCTGAGTAGCTAAATGATCAGCTGAATTACTAGCCATATTATCCTCATCTTTTATAGAAGTTCCTGATATAGTTCCATTTAAAACAGCACTGGTTAAAGTTTTATTTGTTAATGTTTGACTTTCTCCTAATAAAACTAAGGTATCACTAGCATTTGGGACAGTAAGAGTTCTAGTGGTGCTTGTAGCAATTCCTGAAGCATCAAAAGCTACTTGTTTTGTGGTATCAGTATTATCAATGACTCTAAAACCGTTTGCCTTTGCAACAACAGCATCAGCTGTTAGTGACGTAATTCCAGTCAAAGTTGTAACACTACTTCCAAGAGCAACCGCTGAGCTACCAATCGTAACTGTGCTATTGGCAAGATTACTGTTAGCAATTGAAGATGCAGTGGTAAGAATAGTGCCTGTTTCAGCTGGAAGAGTAATAGTTACATCAGCAGTCGATGCAGGTCCTACAAGAGTTGCAGAGTTTGTTCCGTTATCAGTATCTTCTTTAAAAATTATGCTTCCTGCAGAACTTGAAGATCCTGTAAGAGTTGGGGCAGTAAGACTTTTATTTGTTAAAGTTTCAGTTCCTGTTGTAGAAACTAAAGTGGCATCCGTAACCGCAGTGTTGAACTGAGCAAGAGTACCTGATATTGTGTTAGATCCAAGAGCTAAAGTTTTATTTGTTAAAGTTACTGAATTATTTAAAGTTACTGGATAGACAATATCACTTGTTAGAGCAACAGTTCCTGTGGCATCAGGAAAAGTTATGGTTCGATCCGCAGTTGGATCTGTAACAGCTAAAGTTGTTTCAAAATCATTAGCTGTAGCTCCTTCAAATATGATATTCCCAAGTGTTATCTTTATAGAATTGGCTGCTCCATCAGCTGTTCCTGAAACTAATTCATTTGTCACTAAACCAGTTATTCCAGTCAAAGTAGTGGATGTAGCTCCAAGTGAAATACTTGTGCTTCCTATTGTGATTACATTATTTGCTAATTGAGAATTAGGTATATTACTAGTTGAAAATTCTCCAGTAGAGCTGTTATAAGTTAATCCCGATCCAGAAGCAACACTCACTAGACCTCTAACATCAGAGTTAGATGGTCCTGTATAAGTTATCTCTCCGTTTGAATTATTGTACGTAGCACTTCCTAACCCACCTGCGTCAGTTACTGAAATAGAACTTCTAGATCTTGCATTCGTAAAATATTGATTTGTACCCTCACTTAAATCTGAGGTGCTATTTCCAGCAAAATCTAATTTATCAGAAGAAGAATTCAACTCCTGAAAAAGACCAGAAACAAGTACTAACGCCTTCCTAGTTGCCATTTAATATCTCGATCAAGTTCTTAACCAAAAGAACTTATTTACATTTATTTTACGATGACCAAACTGTCAGCTTAAAAGTATTGGTCGATCCGCATTTACTATGAATTGACCAGTACTTCCAGCTTCTCCAACCCTAGTTACATATTGTCCAGCACTTGATGGAGGTGTTTCAACAATCGCACCTGCAGATGATGCTGATAAAAAATATTGATCGCCTGTATTTAAACCAGAAGTTGCAACTATCCCACTAACAATTACCCTCACTGTCTGTCCAGCTGATTTAGTTGTTTCAGCTACTCCTGCAACACAAGCTTTATCAAATGTGTCATTTGCAATAGCTTTACCTACTTGACCATCACTAGCTCTTGAAAATAAAACATCACCTTGAGTAACATTTTCAAAGCATGTCGTATTGTAGCCCGTAACTTTAAATACAGTAGAACTAGGCATCGTAGATTTTAAATCAATTAAAGCCTCTGTCAAACCTTGAGCATTTGGTTGATAAGGTATGTAATTTTCTACACTAGACATCAGCTTAATTTAATAGGTGGTTCAATACGAATTGCAAAATCGGTCGTTGTAGAAGCTTCTCCTACTCTTACAACAGCCTGACCAGCACTGGATGGAGGAGTTAATGTTATTGCTCCAGCTGTAGAGGGAGATAGAAAATATAAATCACCTGCATCTAATCCAGACATAGTTTTTATTCCAATTACAATGACTTTCACCGTTGCAGAAGCACTAGCATCTGCATTTGCAAATCCAACTACTTGAGCATTTTCTTGTAGACCATTCGATGCACTAGCTTTACCTACCTGACCATCACTAGTTCTCATATATAAAGCATCATTTTCACTGACATCTTCAAATGCCGTAGCATCAAATCCAACCTGTAATGGAGCAAAAGTAGGAAATCCTTCTTTTAAATCAATAACAGCATCAACTAAACCTCTATAATTAGGCTCATATGGTTGACGAGTCATCGTAAAACTATTTGCTATCATCAAGTCTCTAAGGACAGCTATAGCACCTTCTATATTTGGTTCGTAACCTGTAGCCATAATATTTGCATATAATTATCTATTTTAAACTGTGCCTACTATTATAATTAAGGTATGGAACCTCAAGTTATTGCAGCTATTATTTCAGGAAGTATTGGAGCCTTTGCTGGTATAACTAGAGCTTTGGGAAATTTTAATAAAAAATTAGATAGAAGATTTGAAAATATTGAAAAAAACGTAGAAAAATTAAAATATGAAGTTTTACATGATTATGTATTAAAAGAAGATTTTTTAAGAGAAATGCAAGCAGTTCATTCTAAATTAGATAGAATTTTAGATCATCTATTAAATAAATAATTAAACAGCTTGCCAGTTACCAAGTGAAGATAAATATATTTTTAAAGCTCCACCACCATTTGTATCCCAAACTAATTGTCCATTAACAGGGTTAGCAGGCAATCCAGCAGAAACAGATGCAACTGCTTTTACAACTTGAAATGCAGATCCATCATGAACTTTAAATATATGTGTACTAGCTGTATCTAACCAAGTTTCACCCTTGCTAGAAGATGTAAATCCAGCAGGTGAATTGTTAGGTGCAGTAGATCCAATATGAACAGGACCTACTTTAATTAAACCTGTACTTGGAGATGCAGTATTATCTGCAAAGAATAAACCTGGACTTACATTATTATTGTTAACTGCTAATTCACCAGCTCCTAATCTTATTGGAAAAGGTCTGTCATTTGCGGTGCTCGATCTACGAGATTGAATCTGTACTGCCATAATTAGACATTTATATATAGTCCTGCATCTACTACTGTATCTTGGGCAGTCTCTGGATTATATGTCCCAGCATCCATATTACTTGTGTTGATTGCAGCATCTAATAATTCTCCATTTATATAATCTCCAGCTTGTAATAATCCTGCTTCAAAAACATTAGTAAATTCCGATAGTGGTTTATTTACAATTCCAAATTTTATGTCGTCTAAAACTGTAGGAGCTTTGTTAAATAATTTATTTACCATTGCAATCATTCTATTTGTAGTGTTAAAAGCTTTACCTGATCTATTTAAACCACCTGTTTCATCTCTTTTTAAACTATCAGTTAAAGTCATAGCTATAACAGATGGGTCAAAATTAGCTACATCTTGAGGTAAATTAAAATCACCAATAATATTTTTATTACCTTCCCATTTTGTTGAACGATT